GCTCGACCCGGCCGACATACACGAACCCGCGGTCCAGCACCACGAGACAGAACCCGGCCAAGACCTTCTTCTCGATCATCGTTCCCTCCTTGTCGGTCTGTGTCTCTCTCCCCCCGCCGCCGCAGGCTCACGACGGGTGCAGCGGATGGAGCCGCTTCGACGCGGCGGGGGAAGCGTGTGTAACTAGTCCCCGTACCCGGACCCGTACCCGTCCCCGTACCCGTACCCGTCCCCGTACCCGTCCCCGTACCCGTACCCGTCCCCGTCCCCGTACCCGTACCCGTCCCCGTACCCGTCCCCGGACCCGGACCCGTACCCGTACCCGGACCCGGACCCGTCGAGCGTCAGCACGAGGTCCACTTCGCCTCCTCGGCGTCGATCAGGGAGATCACCGCCCGCGCCGGGGCGCGTACCGTGCCAACCGCGTCCAGCACCGCGATGTAGAACCCACACAGCACGCGCTTCTCTTCCATCATCCCTCCATGTGTTTCGGTGCCCGACAAACTCTCCGCCGTCCGCAGGGAGCAAGTGGCCATACGACGCCAAGGAGATCACCACCCTCCCGCTTCGACGACGGCGGAGAGCCACTCTATTGCGCCACCCGCGCAAGCTTCCCGACCCACAGCACGATGTCGGGCCGGGGAATCCAACCCTCCTCGTGCTTCTTGTTCTTGTCCTCCCACCTCGCCGCGTCAGTGACGTGCTCCTCCGGCTCCAGCACCGCCCGGACGCTCGCCGGGAGCGACCGCTGCATCTGGACCGGGCGCCGCCCGCCTTCGATGCATTGCCACAGCGGCCCGAGCGCCGCCGGGACTCGACGCAGGATCAACGTGCGTTGCGTGGTCTTGACGCGGATGTCTCCGTGCAACCTGCTCATGGCTCCTCCTGGCATTCGTCCGTGAAAACACACTGCCGGCTCTGCCCCCGCGCGGCTCAGTCTCGCCGGGCGGGCAAACGAAGGGGCGACCGATGGGGTCGCCCCGGGTGGATCAGAACGGGAGGTCGTTGTCCTCGCCGGGCGCTCCGCTCGACGCTTCGGCCGGATGGGGCGGCTCGCTCGTCGAGGCAGCCGCGACCTTCGCCGCGGGCTTCGCCGGCGCCCTCGCGGCCGATCCGCCGTTGCCCTTCGCGGCGCCGCCGGCCGCCGCGCGCAGCAGCGAGCCGAACCGGCTCTGGAGCTGCTGGATCTGATCCGGCGGAGCGGCCTGCGGGCGCGGCGAGTAGTCGGCGGGGTTGAGCCACTGCACCTTGAGCCGGGTGCGCCCCTGGTACTTCTCCTCCCCCACCGTGATCTGCACCGTCACGCCCGGGGGATCGGACTGGATCGACTGCAGGTCCGCGTCCCATCCGATCGACTCGATGAGGCGCTCAACCATGTTGATGTTGATCGTGCCGTCCTTCTTCACGATGAAGAAGTCGCCGATGATGGAGTGCTCCTCGTACCCCGACCAGTCCTCCCACTCGGAGTCGTTGAGCTGCGCCGAGATGATGAACTCGATCGAGATCGCGACGGCCTGAGACCCCTCGAACGTACGGACGAACCAGCCGAATGGCCGCGCCTTGAAGATGCCGGGCCGGTCCAGCTTCATCATTTCCCACCTCCCAGAATGTGCTCCCAGATCTCCCCGTCGTCGGCCGAGCGGAACGGCAGGCTCAGCCGCACGGTCCGCGACTTCGCAATGTGCGTCGGCAGCTCGTAGGTCCAGATGGTGCGCGTCCCGGTGCCCTTGCCCTTTCCGTCGTCGGAGATCACGTCGTAGCCCAGGAACAACACGTGGTCCGCCCACTGCACGACGCGGTTGCGGATCGACGCCTTGCCCGACTTCGAGGCCTGCAGGTGCGGCTCGTAGCGGATGTAGTCGTCGCCGGCCGGATTCGGCACGTCGGCCGTGCAGTCGTGGCAGATGAGGATCACGTTCCGGCCGCGGCGGATATGCGCGTCCAGGTCCGCGAGCAAGAGCAGCATGGTGTCGTAGACGTGCTGGTAGCCCTTGCCGTACCCGTACGCCTCGATGTTCTTGACCGTGTTGCCCTTCTCGTTCGGGACGTTCGCCAGGGTGTGCGCGACCGCCAGCTCTTCCGCCCTGGTCATGGTGTCGAGCACGATGGTCTGGTACGGGTCGAGGGCCTGCGACCGCAGGCACGCGTGCAGGTCGGCGAAGGTCTCGATCCGCTCCACGCGCAGCACGTCCAGCGCGCGCGTGCCGTGCTCCAGGTCCAGGAACACGGGGTTCGGGGCGAGCGCGGCCAGCGACGACTTGCCGACACCGCCCGGGCCGTACTCCACGATCCTCTGCGCGCCGGAGATCCGGCCGCCAACGATGGCTAACTCGCGCGCCGCTGATCCGGCCACGGCCGGTGGGGCTCCGCCGCCGTTGCCCGGCGCACGCGCCGGGGGCGGGGGAAGCTTCTTGGTGGGAGCGTTCATCGGTATCCTCCTTCGTGCGCCCGCAGGCCCGGGCGCGGGGCTGAGCGAGCTAACCCTCGCTCGTGGTAGTCCCCGTCAATTCGGGGTGGGCATCGGATAGCCGCGAGAATCCAGGAGGCGTCGCCGTCTCCAGGTCGCGGACCAAACAGATCGGGAGGTACTCGCAGCCGCCGTTGCCGTTCGGCCCGAAGCACGCGCTCGGGTTGCGATACCAGCGCCGGGTGCGTTGCGCCTCACGGATGGCAAGCTGCTGCTGCCACAGCTCCGCCGCGCAGTCATCGAGATCCTGGTCGAGTCGCGCGATCTCGATGCGGGCGAAGTAGTGGTCGGGCCGCTCCGCAATGTCCGCCGCGACACGCCCGGCGAACTCCTCCGGGGTCTCGTCCTGGTCGCGCTGGTTCGCGTAGAGCCGCCCGTCCTTCGTGTACTTCCGCGACTCTTCCGGCGTAGCCTTGAGGGGGCGGAGCGCCGGCCGGCGCGTCACGTCATAGAGCACAGTCTCGACCGGGTAGCCCATCTGGCGCGCCGCGATCACGTAGAGCGAAAGCTGCTGGTCGAGATGGAGCTTGAGCCAATAGTTCGCTCCTGGCGCGAAGTCCTGGCTCGTGGTCTTGTACTCCATGAGAGCGACCCGGCCGTCCGGCAGCCGGACGATCCGGTCGATCTTGCCGCAGAACCGCCAGACCGGCGTCGGAGCGCCCGTCTTCGGGTTGCGGAGCGAGAGATTGAACTCCATCTCGGTCGCGACGACTTCGAGCTGGGCGTCCGTGTACCGCCTCCGGTGCGCCTCGTGCATCGCCGCCACGAGCGCCAGGTCGTAGGGGTCGGAGACGGCAGCTTCGATCGCCGCCGCCGGGTCCTGCCCCTTGTCCACCGCCTCGAGCGCGGCGTGGTGCGCGGACCCGATGCGCAACGCGAGAGACGACTCCTCCGGCTGGAGCCCCAGCTCGTAGCGGAGATAGTGTTTCCGGGGGCACGCCCGGAAGCACGCGCAGCGCGAGTGCGTGAGGGTTTGGACGGTGCCGTTCATGTTCATCCTCCTACCGGTAGCCGTCCCGCTCCCGCGCGAACCAGCACAGCAGCGGCGCGGCGACCCACCACAGCAGCGCGAGGACGGCGGTCATGCCGTCCTCGCATCAATTCGCCGGTCCCAGCACTCGTCGGAGCAGTAGTGGTCGGACGGGTCGTCGGTCGGCTTGCCGCAGACGCACCGCCGCACCCACCGCCCGTCGATCCTCTCCGCCCCGGCGTGCAGGCTGCACGCGCGCACGGCCGTGCCGTCGTCGTCCCACGCGTAGCCGTCGCCATCGCGCTCCCGGCAGATACGGCACAGATAATCGTCGGCGTCACACTCGACCCCGGCTGCGCGGTCGATGTCGTGCTGGGTAACCCCGTGCGGGAGGTTCCAGCCGGCGCGGGGGATGCCGGTCACGGCTCAACCCCCGCCGCTGCCATCTCGGCGAGCACGCGCGCGTTCTCGGCCTCGATGAGTTCCACCAAGGCCGCGGCATCGGACTCGATGGACTCCATCGCCCAGCGGGCGCGCATCCGCACCTCCCGCTCTTCGGAGTAGCGGCCATGCAGATACGTGGTCACGTCCTGCATGAGACCGGCCAGTGTGGCCTCGATCGCCCGCTCGGCAACCTCCCACGGCTCCGGGAGCGGCCGGCTCACGCCGCACCTCCCATCGCCCGGGTGAGCGCCGCGTGCGCGTCCGCCACGGCCGCGGCCATCCGCTCGACGCGGGGCCAGTCGCGGGACAGCACGCCCTGGATGAGCAGCCGGTGCGCGGCGACCGCGCGCTCGTGCGCGACCTGGATCAGCCGCAGCTGCGCCTCGGAGAGCAGGCAGACTTGGTTCTCGGCGTACGTGGTAGGCTCGTGGTCTGTCATGGTCCCTCCGCCGGCACGGTTGCGCGGCCGGCGACGGGCGATCAGGAGTGGTGGGACGGGGCCGAATGCGCAACCATCCGGCCCGCGTCCGCAGAGCCGCACGGGCGCGCTGTGTCGTCAGCGCGAGACCGGCGGCTCTTCTTCCTGGTACGCAGCGACTGCTATGTGTATCGCCTGCGCCATGCGGACACATTAGACGTTTGTTCATTCTGCGACAACTGGAAAATTCGTCAGAGCCCCAATTTTCCTAGCGGGGGCGGCAGGCCGGCATCGACGAGGCGGAGATCGCCCGGCTGGACCGAGCGGAGCGGGCGATCCTGGACCTCGCCGGGGACGGCACGATCGACGCAGCGGAAGCCCGCCGGCGGCTCGCGCCCATCCGCGCCCAACGCGACGCTCTCAGGCGCGCGGAGAGGCGCGATCAGACCGCCGCGCGATGGATGACACCAGACCAGATCCACGAGGTCCTCACGCGCGCAGCGGACGCACTCCGGGCCGGCGCGGGCGATCCCGCTATGCTCCGGGGCCGTCTGCACCAAGCCCTCGAAGCCGTCCGCGTGCTAGGCCCCGGAGAGGCGGATCTTGTGCTGCGCCTTGGGGTTGTGCTTCATACAGGGGATGCGCGTACAGACTCGTCTGTCCGGCCATCTCTTGTACTCCCGCCAATCCGTTGGCGCGCAGCGGCTTAGACGAATTCTTCTCCCGGTTTGCATTTTCCTGTAGACAGCATCCTATGCTGTCCGATAGTATCTCCATGTCGGTCGCGAGGGGCGATCGGCAGGACGGAGGAGGCGATGAACCAGGAGATGGTGCGGTGCGATCGGTGCGGGCGGACGGCGCGGTACGATGAGCGGGCCGAGGACCCGGAGG